GCAAAAAATTGCGGGAGAATTAATGGCAGATTTTGAATCGGATATCTCTGCACGTAAAGATTGGATTCAAACTTATGTAGATGGCTTAGAACTCCTTGGCTTAAAGATTGAAGAACGTAGTGAGCCTTGGGAAGGTGCTTGTGGCGTTTATCATCCTATTTTGTCCGAAGCTTTAGTGAAGTTTCAAGCAGAAACCATGATGTCTATATTCCCTGCACAGGGTCCTGTTAAAACATTAATTATCGGTAAAGAAACACAGGAAAAGAAAGAAGCTGCTGAACGTGTTCAAAATGACATGAATTATCAGCTAACCGAAGTCATGGCGGAATATCGCCCTGAAACAGAAAGATTGTTATGGGGATTAGGTTTAGCCGGTAATGCGTTTAAAAAGGTGTATTTTGACCCAAGTTTAAACAGGCAGGTAGCCATGTTTGTGCCGGCAGAAGACATTGTTGTGCCATATGGTGCTTCTAGTTTAGAATCCGCCGACCGTGTCACCCACGTCATGCGGAAAACAGAAAATGAATTACGCCGTTTACAGTTATCTGGTTTTTATATTGATGAAGACCTAGGCGAGCCAAATAATACATTAGATGAAATAGAAAAAAAGATTGCGGAAAAACTAGGTTTTAGAGCAAGCACAGATGATCGCTATAAGATTCTAGAAATGCATGTCAATCTTGATTTAGAAGAAGATGAATTTGCTTTGCCTTATATTGTGACCATAGAAAAAGGCACACAAAAAGTTTTATCTATTCGTAGAAACTGGGAGCCAGATGATGAACTCAAACAAAAACGTCAACACTTTGTGCATTACGGATATATACCGGGATTTGGTTTCTACCATTTTGGTCTTATTCATCTCATCGGTGCTTACGCTAAATCTGGCACTTCAATCATCCGTCAACTGGTGGATGCAGGTTCGCTCGCCAATTTACCGGGTGGTTTTAAAACAAGAGGACTCCGAGTAAAAGGTGATGACACGCCAATTGCGCCGGGAGAATTTAGAGATGTAGATGTACCAAGCGGAGCAATGAAAGACAATATCATGGCTTTGCCGTACAAAGAGCCAAGTCAAACGCTATTAACCCTGTTAAACGGCATTATAGAAGAAGCAAGACGCTTTGCTAATACCGCTGACCTTCAGGTGTCAGACATGTCTAGCCAAGCTCCTGTAGGCACTACATTGGCTATTTTAGAACGCACTCTCAAAGTAATGAGTGCGGTTCAAGCAAGGGTGCATTTTTCACTAAAACAAGAATTAAAATTGTTAAAAGTGATTATTGCTGATTACACGCCTGAAGATTATAACTATGACCCCGATATTGGGGATAGAATGGCAAAGAAATCGGACTATGATAACGTAGATGTTATTCCGGTTTCAGACCCTAACGCTAGTACAATGGCGCAAAAAATTGTGCAGTATCAAGCGGTTTTACAATTAGCTGCTGGGGCACCACAGCTCTATAATATGCCACTTCTACATCGCCAGATGTTAGAAGTACTAGGCATAAAACACGCTAATAAGTTAATACCGTTAGATGAAGACCAAGTACCAACCGACCCGGTATCTGAAAATCAAAACATTTTGATGCAAAAACCGGTCAAAGCGTTTGCTTATCAAGACCACGAATCGCATATTAAAGTGCATATGAATGCGATGCAAGACCCTAAAATTCTACAAGTACTTGGACAAAGTCCGCAAGCTCAGAATTTACAAGCGGCAATGCAAGCACATATTAACGAACATTTAGGCTTTGCATATCGTGTAGAAATTGAAAAACAACTTGGTATGAATTTACCGCCTAAGACTGATGAAGCTGGTGAAAATATGCCAATGGACCCAGAAGTGGAAGCAAGATTAGCTCCGTTGCTGGCTCAGGCTTCTCAACAATTGTTGCAGCAAAATCAAGCACAAGCGGCTCAACAGCAAGCGCAACAGCAAGCTCAAGACCCATTAGTGCAAATGCAACAACAAGAACTGCAAATTAAACAGCAGGACTTACAACGTAAAGCGCAGAAAGACCAAGCGGATATCGCCCTAAAACAACAACAGCTACAAGTTGAACAAAGTCGTATTGCATCGCAACAAAAAATGGCGGCATTACAAGCGGTGATTAAAGGAGCTTCCGACAAAGACAGAATGCAACTTGAAGGGGAAAAACATATATCTAATCTAGGTATTGATGCAGCAAAACATATTAGTCAAAAACGCCATGAACACGCAACGCAAAACAAAGAGTTGTTTGCTCAAGGTTTAAACAACCTACGTCAAAAAAAGGATAATCAATGACAGCTTTAGAAGCAATTATTGACCAATTAGAGAAACAAGTAAGTTCAATAGAAGAATGGTTAGGTTCTGGACAAGCCAAAGATTATCCAGAATACCAAAGAATGTGTGGAGAGATTCAAGGTCTGCTCTCTGCCATGCAGTACACAAGTGACCTTAAAAACAAATTGGAGAGTTCGGATGAGTAATCTACATCAAGCCGTAGATTTATCCCTCGTTTTAAACAAAAATGACGAGGAAAAGGCAACACAATTGCCTAAACCAGCAGGGTACAAAATCCTGTGTGCAATACCATCAGCAGAAAAAGAGTTTGAAAGCGGAATTATCAAGTCAGATGAAACCGTTAGACATGAAGAATTACTAACAACAGTCTTATTTGTAGTTGATTTAGGACCAGATTGTTATAAAGATAGTGAGCGTTTCCCTAGTGGACCGTGGTGTAAAAAGGGTGATTTCATACTTGTAAGACCAAATGCTGGTACTAGATTGGTTATTCACAATAAAGAATTCAGATTAATTAACGATGATAGCGTAGAAGCTGTTACCTTAGACCCACGTGGCATAAAGAGAAAGGCATAAATCATGGAAGACTTTAAATTCCCCGATGAAATAGAACAAAAACCAGTAGAAGACAAATTTGACATTGAAATTGAGGACGATACACCGCCGGAAGACCGCAATCGTACCCCAATGCCAGCAGAAATTGTTGAAAACATTGAAAAAGACGAGTTGGATGAATACGATGAAAAGGCAAAACAACGTATTGTTCAATTAAAAAAGGTTTATCACGATGAAAGACGTGAAAAAGAACGTTATATGCGTGAAAACCAAGAGGCAATTGATGCCGCTCGCCGTTTACACGATGAAAACCAAAAAATAAAAGGTCTTTTAAATTCTGGTGAGAAAGAATATGTTGATGCGGTAAAAAATTCTACTCAAATGGAATTAGATATGGCTAAACAAGCCTATCGTGATGCATATGAGTCAGGTGATACCGATAAATTAATAGAAGCACAAGAATTAATTGCTAAAAAGACCGTACAATTAGACAGAGTGCAGAATTTTAAACTTCCTGCTTTACAAGAAGAGGAATTTAAGGTACAAACTCAACAACAGCCCATTTATGAGCCAGATGAAAAAGTAAAAGCGTGGCAAAAGCGTAATACTTGGTTTGGCGATGATGAAGAAATGACTGCCGCAGCGTTAGGTTTACACGAAAAACTTAAACGTAATGGCGTTGTTATAGGCTCAGATGATTATTATGCGACATTGGACAAAACAATGCGCAAACGGTTTCCTGAATATTTTCCAGAAGCCGAGGTTCAAAAGCCTAAACCCACGGTCGTTGCACCAGCAACTAGAGCCACAAGCTCTAAATCAATCAAGTTAAAAACTTCGCAAGTAGCTCTTGCAAAAAAACTTGGTCTTACCCCTGAGCAATATGTCCGTGAACTTTTAAAATTGGAGTCTTAAAATGACAAACAAAGTAGAACGTAGTGAAGATACCCGTGAATTCGCAGAGCGTCCTAAGCAGTGGATGCCCCCAGAACTTCTCCCTGAGCCAGACAAACAAGCTGGGTATGCCTATCGATGGATTCGTGTTTCAATGTTAAACAGTCCAGACCCTCGTAATATTTCACGCTCATTACGTGAAGGTTGGGAGCCTGTAACCGTTGAAGAACAACCCAAATTTAAACTGTTAGCTAACCGAGAAGGTGCTTTTAAAGACAATATCGAGATTGGTGGATTATTACTCTGCAAAACCCCAGCAGAATTTGTTGAACAGCGAGCTGCCTATTATGACAACCAAACTAAACAACAAACGGATGCTGTAGATAATAATTTAATGCGTCAAAGTGATTCAAGGATGCCTATTTTCAAAGAAGGACGTAGTGAAGTCTCATTTGGAAAAGGCAAATAACTTTTTAATTTAAGGAGATTTTTATGGCTTATCCTACAGTATCAGCCCCATACGGGCTAAAGCCGATAAATCTTATTGGTGGTCAAGTTTTTTCTGGCTCGACACGTTTGTTGCCGATTCAGTATGGCTATAACACCAATATTTTTTATGGCGATTTTGTTCAGTTAGTACGTGGAACTATCCAGCGTCAAACTGTTACTACTGGTGCAAGTACATCAACCGGTGGTGCAGGTGGCGGTATGGTTGGTATTTTCTTGGGCGTATCTTACACAAACCCAACAACTAAGCAAAAAACTTTCAGCCAGTATTGGGCTGCGGGTACATTAGCTGGTGATGCACAAGCGATTGTTGCTGATGACCCAGACACATTGTTTAAAGTTGCTGCGGTTACTTCTCAAGGTGGTTCTACTATTGCTTCTGTATGTACTCCATACATTGGTCAAAACTTCCAAGCTTCTGACTTGGCTGGTAGCACTGCAACTGGCAACTCTTCTAACGCTTTATTAGTATCTGCGGCAGTAAGTGCTTCAAATACTGGTTATCCATTGCGTTTAGTTGATGTTGTTAGAGATACAGCGGTATCTGTTTCAGGTACAGGTTCATCTTCAAGCACAACAATTACATTAACTTCATCTTTAAGTTCTTCTTTACCGGTTGGTACAGATGTTTCTTATATTGCAGCTAATGGTCAATTAATCCAAACTGGTTCATTTGTTGCTTCAGCCTACACAAGTGGTACATCAGTTACATTAAACGCAGCAATTGCTGTACCGGGAAGCGTAACAGCCATCCCTTCAGGCTCAACTATTGTATTTACTCAGTATCCAGAGGCGATTGTAAAAATCAACTTTGGTAACCACGAGTATTACAGCAACGCACCACTATAAGGAGTATTTAAATGGCTATTTCTCGTGCACAACTACTTAAAGAGCTCCTACCCGGTCTGAACGCATTGTTCGGTTTGGAGTATGCTCGCTACGGTGAAGAACATAAGGAAATCTACGAAACTGAGACTTCCGAGCGTTCTTTTGAAGAAGAAACAAAACTGTCTGGATTCTCTGCTGCTCCAGTCAAAGGTGAAGGCTCTGCCATCGCTTATGATAACGCACAAGAAGCATGGACAGCTCGTTATAACCACGAAACTATCGCCCTTGGCTTTAGCTTGACTGAAGAAGCAATTGAAGATAACCTCTATGATTCTTTATCAGCTCGCTACACTAAAGGTTTAGCTCGTGCTATGTCTTATACCAAGCAGGTAAAAGCTGCTGCTGTATTAAATAATGGCTTCTCCGCTCAGTTTGTTGGTGGTGATAGCGTATCTTTATTTAACACTGCTCACCCATTGGTTAACGGCGGTACTAACGGTAACACTCCTTCTACTCAAGCTGACTTGAATGAAACATCATTGGAAAATGCTGTTATTCAAATCGCCGCTTGGACAGATGAGCGTGGCTTGTTAATTGCTGCTAAACCACGTAAATTGATTGTTCCACCATCACTTCAGTTCGTAGCAACTCGTTTGTTAGAGACTGAATTACGTGTTGGTACAAACAATAACGATATTAACGCACTTAAGAATAATGGTTCTATTCCAGAAGGTTACGCAATTAACCACTTCTTAACAGACGTTAATGCATGGTTCTTGACTACTGACGTTCCAAACGGTCTCAAGCATTTCGTTCGTACACCACTCCAGAATTCTATGGATGGCGATTTTGATACTGGTAACGTCCGTTACAAGTCTCGTGAGCGTTATAGCTTTGGCTTCTCTGACCCATTAGGAATCTACGGTTCTTCTGGTTCATTCTAAATTTATTTAGATATAAAAACCCCGCTCAAAAGGCGGGGTTTTTTATTGCATTAATTTGTAAATGTTGTATACTTTAACTAACTGGGTGATTGCTTATTTCGCCACTGTCCCAGCAGACGATGCAACGATTGAAATAAGCTCTTTTGCATAAGGAGTCCATTATGGGACGTAGCACATTTGAAGGTCCAATTTTAGCTGGCGATAGCCGTTTCGGTCCATTACGTAACGTTGGTTATGTAGACTTAGTTCAAGAAGCAGATATGGATTTATCTGTAACAACTAACGGTGCAGTAAATTACGGCGGAGCATCTGGTCAGTTTGTTAATGGTAACGGCATTCCAAACGTTAATGCTGTTGTTTACACACCATCTAGCACTGTTTTTCCTTCAGTAGCTCAAACAATTCCTGCTGATACAGCAACTAATATATATCGTGGTGCGGTTATGTATTTGCCATATGGTTCAGCAATTAACGATGTATTTGTTGATATTGGTGTAGTTCCAGCAATTGCTTCCGGCACTTTAACTTCAACAACTGTTTATATTTCTAATAACTACACAGCCGCTGCTGGTACAGCAGCATATGCAAATACAGCAGTTTTAACTTCGCCTTCAGTTGGTCGTCAGACTATTTCAGCATTTACAGCAACACAATTAGCTAACCAAGTTGCAACATCTGCTGATATTTTAGTATCACCGACAGCAGGTACAGGTCCTAATGCAACTAAAATGTCTCAAGTTGTATTTACAATTGCTTTAGTAGGAACCACAATGACAACAGTTACTGCTGGAACTTTCTATTTTACAGTGCGTTATACACAGCTTGACGGTAGCATCGGTACAACAACTACTTACCCATACGGTAACTTAGAGTAATTAATCCGGGGGACTTCGGTCCCCTTTTTAAAATTTTAGGAGATTAATTATGGCAATAATAGGAGTTACATCATCAGCTACTGTAAAAGCTAGGAATGAGCCGTTTGATTTGCAAGTTGCCCGCAATCAAATTACTAATCATAGTATTTTAAGTTTATTTGGCTATCAATCTGCTGTAGGCAATACAAAAGTTCCTGTTTGGGAAAATGCAACCGCTTATACTTATATCACTTCTGCAAGTACGCTTACTTTGGTAAGCACATCCGCATCTGATGATACATTAGCAAAAGTGCTAATTAATGGCTTAGACTCTAACTTTAATCCAATTTCAGAAACATTAGCTTTAAACGGTTTAACTGGGGTTACAACAGTAAATAGCTATTATCGTATTAATAGTATGATTTTAGTTTCTGCTGGAACAAGTCAAACATCTAATGTGGGAACAATTACATTAAAACAATCTTCCAACATTGTGGCTCAAATTAATGCCACTATTGGAAAAACTCAAATGGTTATTTACACAGTTCCAGCAGGATATTCATTCTATTTAGATTTTGCTGAAGTAAATACATCAAACAGTTACACATCATCTAATATTGTGACTTACTCAGTACAGGCAAAAAACAACGCAAATGGTGTTACATTAAACGTTTTACAACAACCTTTTGTTTCTATTTACGTTGCTAATAGAAGTTCAACGCCATTTTTATATCCAGAAAAAACGGATATTCAATGGCAATTAGTAACAAGCACAGCAACTACAGTTGCAGCGGGCGTAATTATAGCTGGAAAGTTAATTAAAAACTTTGTAACAAATTAAAGGTGATAAATGTGGCTACTAAGAAGAAAACCCCCTCACTTGCAGTTGGAAGAGGCGAAAAACTCCCGGTTTCTAAAGGGGCTGGACTTACTGCTAAGGGTCGTGCGAAGTATAACAAGGAAACAGGGTCAAATTTAAAAGCCCCACAGCCTGAAGGTGGACCTCGTAAGAAGTCATTTTGTGCAAGAATGAGCGGTATGCCCGGACCAATGAAAGACGAGAACGGTAAACCAACTCGTAAAGCAGCAAGTTTAGCAAGGTGGAAGTGTTAATGGAACTACAGATTAACGACCCAGAAATTGTTACAGCAAGAGAGCTTGCAACTCATGCAAATGAAATTAAACATTTACAAGATGATATGGATAAATTAGTTAAAGACATGGAAGAGGTTAAGGAGGCATTAAGCGATATACGTAAAATGCTAGCCGAAGACCAAGCTTCTAAAAAAACCATTCATTATGTATTTAATATATTGTCAGTATTGTTAGGTGGTGGTATTGTATTTATATTACAAAAGGTTTGGAAGTAATGCCAAGTTCAAGTAAAAAACAACATAATTTTATGGCTGCAATTGCAAATAACCCAAAGTTTGCAAAGAAAGTTGGTATTCCGCAGTCAGTAGGTAAAGATTTTGAAGAAGCAGATAAAGGTAAAAAGTTTAAACAGGGTGGAATGATGAAAGAATCTATGAAGTCAGATGAAAGAGAAGACAAAAAGCTAATCAAAAAAGCTTTTAGTATGCATGATAAGCAAGAGCATAAAGGCGAGCATACTAATTTATCTAAACTAAAAAAAGGCGGAATGGCAATGAAAAAAATGGCAATGGGCGGAATGCCTAAAGAAACAATGGGTCCTAAGACAATGAAAAAAGATGTTGAAAAAGGCTCTAATAAATTAACCAAATTTGGTGAATCTGCTGTTCAAAAACGTGGTAAGACACGTGGTATGAATTTAGGTGATTCTGGTCCTACAGAAGGCATTGAGACTGGCGGAATGAAAAAAGGTGGTAAGGTTAAAAAATACGCTAAAGGTGGCATGATTGAATCTTCCATGAAAGCTGTTAAAACAGCAGGTCCAAGACCTCATGGTGATGGATTGGCAGAACGTGGTAAAACACGTGCAATGATGCCAAAAATGAAAGGAAGGGTTATCTAATCATGGCTACAAAAAAACCCCTTAAAAAGCCTGTATCAAAGCGTACAAGACGTTTTGATGATGGCGGCTACACTGGTGATGACCCAATTGTAAAATATCGCATGGGTCAATTAAGTGCTGCTGATACATATGACGCTATGGGTCAAAAAGACTTAGCGGATGCTTCTAGAGCCAAAGAACCAACAGAAGCTCCTTCTGCTCCAAAAACTTCTCCGTATGAAGCTGATGAATCAAAATTACAAGAAATAATTAATAAGCCTGAAACAAAAACTGCTCCTGCTGTTCGTACGGTCACTAAAAAAAGCACCACAGTTTCTGGTCCTACCGCTGCTCAACGTGAAATGCTTAGACAGCGTGATGATGTAAATGATGGTGTTGAACCAACTAAACCAGCAAAAACCAACAAAAAAAAGTTTAACGCTATTGAATCTTCTGAAAATGATGCTAAAGCATTTCAAAAAACAATGGAAGCGCCTTCAGCAAAACCTAAAGCTGCTTTTGGTACAAAAGAAGCTGGCAAAGAAATGAAGGAAGACGAAGATAGAGCTATTGCATCTGTAAAAAATTATGTAAAAAATGCCACATTAGGAAGTGTTGCAAAAGATGCGGCTGGTTTGCTTCCATATGGTCGAGGAGCGAAACTATTAGGACGAGGCGCTAAAGAAGCACAACTTCTTTTAGAAAACAGTGGCAAAGGTAAAAAATTACTTGAATATGCCAAAGATGCTGTAGATAGAGCAAAGCAATCAGGCGGTATGAAGGGTGAGTTTAGGTCTCAAGAAATGCGTCCTGACTTTAAAAAAGGTGGTAAGGTTAAACCGTTTAAACAAGGTGGCTCAGTAAGAAGTACTGCTTCAACTCGTGGAGATGGTATTGCAACTAAAGGTCACACTCGTGGCAAATGTAGATAAGGAGTTTTAAATGAATAAATTAGTAAAAGAATCCCAAGAGCCAATGTCAGGACCAGATATGGTTCGTCATGATGATTTTATATCTAACCATGAGACACCAGACCACAAACATCATAAGGGTGATTTTAAGAAACACTCTGCTGGACATAAGCATCACATGGATACAGTGATGGCTATGTGTGGTGGTGGTATGGCTAAAAGCCGTAAGGTAGTTGGATAATGATGCCCAGCCGGGGAATGGGCAATATAAACCCTTCCAAAATGCCTAAACGCCGTGTGGTTGTTCGCAAGGATGACCCCAATAAGGTTGAATTATTTTCTAAGGGTGGATTGTATGAAAACATCCATAAAAAACAAGCTCGCATCGCTGCTGGGTCTAAAGAAAAAATGCGTAAACCGGGCTCTAAGGGTGCCCCCACCAATCAGGATTTCATTAATTCAGCAAAAACGGCTAAAAAATAATGGCTTACACAAGCGGTAGTACATCTTTTAATCTTGACCTTACCGAATTAGTGGAAGAGGCATTTGAGCGTTGTGGTTCAGAAATGCGTTCGGGGTATGATTTAAGAACCGCTAGAAGAAGTATTAATTTATTAAGTATTGAATGGGCTAATCGAGGCATTAATTTATGGACGGTGGAGGAGATACAGATACCGTTGGTTACTGGACAGGTGTGTTATCCGCTTCCTGCTGACACGATTGATTTATTAGATATGGTAACTAGAACTAATAATTCAACATCAAATCAACAGGATATAAACATCAATAGAATTTCAGAATCAACGTATGCAACAATTCCAAACAAATTGGCTCAAGGTAGACCAATTCAGGTTTGGATAAACCGTCAATCAGGAAACATTAATGCTACATCATCTACACTTTCCGCTGGGATTTCCGCTACTGCTACTACTATTAGCGTTAGTAGCGTTGCTAATTTGGGGTCGTCAGGATTTATTCAAATAGATTCAGAGGTAATTTATTATGCCAACACATCCGGTAACACGCTTGTCAATTGTGCTAGAGGACAAAACAACACGGTTGCTGCCGCACATACTACAGGCACAGCACTATATGTTGCGTGGCTTCCATCAATTAGCCTTTACCCCACACCTGATGGTTCCACTTCATATAATTTTGTAGCGTGGAGAATGCGTAGGGTACAGGATGCAGGAACAGGTGTGAATATTCAAGATATACCATTTAGATTCATTCCTTGTTTAGTGGCTGGTTTATCTTATTATTTATCTTTAAAATTGCCGGGCGTTGACCCAAATAGAATTTTAGGCTTAAAGGCTGACTATGAAGAACAGTTTAAACTAGCTAGCGAAGAAGATAGAGAAAAAGCGTCCATTCGCTTTGTTCCAAGAAATTTATTTTATTCTAGATAAATATGCCAACCAAATATGCATCTGGTAAACATAGTATTGCGGAATGCGACCGTTGTGGTCAGCGTTATAAGTTGTCGGAATTAAAAAAATTAACCATTAAAACTAAACAAGTTTCAATAAAAGTTTGTCCAGAGTGTTGGGACCCAGACCATCCTCAGTTACAATTAGGAATGTATCCGGTGAATGACCCACAAGCGGTTCGTGAGCCAAGAAGAGACATTAGTTATTACACATCAGGGTACGATGTATTAGGGTATCCAAGTGGTGGTAGTAGAGTTATTCAATGGGGATGGAATCCAGTTGGAGGTTCTTCATCCTTTGATTTGCCTTTAACACCAAACACTTTGGTTTCAAAAGGAATTGTAAACAACGTAACAATAGGAGTTTAAAATGGCATACAATAAAGCCGGAGACGGTAGAGTGGTACAAAAAGGCAAAACAAATGTTGATGTTATGCCTACTGATGGACCAAAAGTAATGGATAAAGGACCTAAAAAGTCTTCTAGTTCTTTGAATAAGAACATGAAATCAATGGGTCGTAACTTGGCTCGCTGTTTAAACCAGAAAGGTTAATGATGAAACCAACTAAAAAAGATAGCCCGTCTATTCGTGTAGGTAAAAATATGAACAACAAACCGGCTGAGTCATACGCAAAACCACATACAATGGATGGTAAAAGTTTAAAAATGGGTAATATTGGCTATGAAGTCACTATGCCAACCCGTGAAAATTGGACTCCATTAAATGGCGGTGTGTCAATTGGTCATTTTAATTCTGTAACATCCGAAGGTGTAGAAACACGTGGCAATGGTGCAGCAGAACGTGGCACTAAAGCTAGAGGACCAATGGCTTGAACTATACAACGTTATTCAATACGATAAAAACGTATACTGAAAACGAATTCCCAAGTACTACATTTACTGGGACTGATGGCTCTACGGCTGTAACAACACCAAGCAATACACAAGTTAATACCTTTATTACTCAAGCAGAAACACGTATATATAATGCGGTTAATATACCGGCGTTAAGACGCAATGTAACAGGGACTGTAACTTCCGGAAATCCTTATTTATCTTT